TTTCTTGCAACTATCTCTAAACATTTATTATCATTTTTAATAGCTCCAGCTTTTTGCAAGCAATCTAAAACAACTTTTAAAGCATTATCTAAATCAGGTCTGCGTGAATCATAATAGACATCAATAATAAATTTAAATTCTGTTTCTATTAGTTCATACTTATATTGTAACATCTGAAGCTTAAAACTATTCTCATAGCTTTTAAGATGTTTTTGTTTGCCTAGTGAACATTTAGAGCCTAACTTAATAACCTTATAACAATTACTTTTGGAGGGACAATTACCCATTATCATGAACTCTTGAATCTTCATACTCTTTTCGCAATATACTAATATCCTGAGTAATACTAGTAATCGCATCTCTCATAGTATCAAAGTAGCTTTTAACCTTCCTATAAAGAGCTTCATTTTCACCTTCTGCTAGTCTTAGCTGGTAGTTTTTTAACTCTGCTTTTAGTTCAGCTTTTCCAGCACTATCACCAGCTTCAATATACTTTAACTTCTTATTTGCTAATTCTGTTTTTCTACTAGCATAGGTAACATTATACTCATCCAATGCATAACCTACAACCTCACTAAATCTAAAAGAATAGCCTACTAATAAACGTTTACAAACTATTAATCTGTTAATGTCTTTAAAATCTTTATCTAAAGAAGAATAGCCCTTAATAATAAGAGCTATTTCTTCAATTAATTTATCTATCTCTTTACTATCCATAATTAAAACGGTAAATCATCTGGAGTACTTGAGTTAACAGCATCCTCCATAAAGTTAGATTCAATGTTGCCCATAGGTTTTTTAGTTTGTCCTTCAGGTTTCCAACTATTAACAGCAGCATAACCTTTACCAGATTTACCTTCTTTTAAATCTAAGTTAATCCATTCATCAGATTTACTGTTTAACCATTCTATTAATTCTGCTCTTTTAATTGATAAGCTACCCTTTATAAAATCAGGAGCTTTATCTCTAGGTAGTTTAAATATTAAACCTTTTGGAAATTCTAAATTGTTGTCCATGTTATTTAGTTTTTATCGTTTATTTTTCTGTTAAATTCATCTTCTAATGTTGGTATGCTGTTAGCTTTTAAATAAGTTATAATGCTATTAGCCTCTTCATACTTTAATTCAGTATCAAATATCATTCTTTCTACCTCATCCTTTTCCTGTTGAGGTATGTAAGACAAAGGTATTAAGCTCTCTATTATTGATATTTGCCAGTCGCTAGCATTCTCAGTAGTATTATCAAAACCCATTATTTTTGATTTTTAATAGCATTAGCAACTTCATCAGCACTAGCAACCGAACTATCAACACCTATTGCAAAGTTGGCTAAAGCTCTACCCCATGCACTAGTTTCGCAGTTTTCAATATAACTGGTTTTGTTGATGTATGAACTATCAGCCTTTTCCATTGCATAACCAGTAGCTACTAAATCATCTTTCTCATTAACTATTGAAGCCTTAAAGCATATTTCTCCTTTAGTCCATGCAGACTTATGTAGTTTGTTTCCTTCTGCATCAAACTCATGCCATTCTAAAAAAGTAGCCTGATTGTGATACACTATTTCACTAAGTAGCTTATAGCCTGTAAAATGCTCTCTAAAGTATTTTATTCTTTCATTTACAGTTACATAAGCCTTACCTTTAATATCAACCGTTTTAAGGGCTTTCTCTAATCCTGTTTCCATTGTTTATTGTTTATAGTTATTGTTAATTCTGCATCTTCATTAAAGCTCTTAATGCTCTTAGATAACTTTTCAGCAGTAGCATCCAGACTTTTCTTTTCCTGATGAACTACTACGTTATCATGTTTATTACTTAGCTTTTTAACCTGCCTAATATCTTCAGCCAGTTCTTTGTTTGTTTTTTCGGAAGCCCTGTGTAAGAACTCCCCTAAATTTACTTTCTCCATTGTGTGTGATTTAATTAATCTTTATACAACTCATTCTCATCAATGTATTGTCTAATCTCATCTTCTAAAAGTGAGTCTATAATTTGTCTAATATCAGAACTTACTTCAATATTTTTATCATCTTTAATTCTAGTAGCTTCTAAACCAAAAGCATTACAACTTAAATCATAAGTAATAGACTCAGGAGTATGATAATCTCCTTTATCATGGTGTACATCATCAATATTGTAATGAAAATCAAAATTAATCACATATTCACAATCACCACCATAAAGGCAATCTAAAGTACCTGTTAAGTCATCAAAATCTAAGTCTATTTTGTAAGTCTTTCTAATTTGTGTTGTTAAATTTTCCATTGTTTGTTTTTTTGTTGTTTGTCTATTACAAATATAATAAAAAATTATTACATATTGTCAAATAAAATCTAATAAAATTTTAATATTATGAGGAGCTGGAGCTTTACCACCGAAATAAGGATATAGAAACTTTCCTAACCAGTAAGTACGAGGGGCTTTAATTCTTAGTTTATTAAATTGACCTATTTTAACAGTATCAAAATGCTTTTTAAAACATACGCCTTCAACATATTTATATGTATAAAGCTTTATTCTATCTTTTTTTGCTGAATATCTCCATCCTATTCTAACACTACTTCTATGATGCCATAAAGCACCAAAACCAACTAATTTATTAATCTGTTCTGTTAACTGTTCATCATCAGAAACATATCTACATGATTCAGTAAACTTAAAAATAATTGTTATCTCTCTGCACCTGAAAAAAGGTCTAAATCTAAACCCTGAATAGTGTTTATTTTTTTTTATCGAATAAGCTTTTAATCCCCACATAAAGCATGATTAATAAATAAATGACTGCTAATATTGCTGGTATCACAAACAACCATAATACTACTTCTGTGTAAATTGGCGAATCAATAAAATATGAGCCTAAAATTAATCCCCAAAATACTAATATACATACTATAATAATTGACTTTTTGTTCATCTTTTTATTTTAAAATTAATAAAAAAAGCCCATTAAAACGGGCTATAACGTTTCATAACAGCAATTAAAAAAGCTGTTATTTAGATGTTATTGATTTACTTTGTTTTCAGCGTATTCTTGCATTGCTCCTACTATCATGCTTAAATTATCCTTAGATAGCTTTTTAAACTCATCTAAGCCCATGTAACCTATTAATGTATCTTTACATTCAGCTATCTGTTCTTCTTCTTTTACAGCGTCTAAATGCTCATGATATAACTCAGCTTTTTTCTCTGCTAAGTTTTCTGAATGTTCTTTTTTTTCTCTTTCAAATGTACTCATGATGTTTGTTTTTAATATTAACAATTCTTTTTTTCTCGTAAATACTCTAGTTCTTCAATTACATTTTCCCAAAAAGGGACTTCGTAAACATTTAACCTTTTACATACTTTTATTATCTCGGTGCAAGTATCTATCAAAACATCATAACTTAACGTCCATTCAGCATGGTCTGGTATAAAAGCAGCATAATTGTCTATCGTTGAATAATATTCATCTATCATGTAGTGAGCTTGTTTTTTTGGTGTTAAAAATAATTGCATTTTGTTTATAGTTTTAAAAAGAAGAGCCTAAATTAACTCTTCTCCTTTGATTTGTAATTTAGTTACTGTTTTTAGATTAATCATTCTAAAACCGTTCTTTTGCATATCCCATACAGGAAGCAAACCCTTTTCTATTGGATTGTAAGCCATTCCAGTACCTTTAACACCTTTTTTAACGTGTAGTCTAGCAGTCATAGTTCTTACACTTCCATCTTTCTTAATAAACTCAACAGAGAATATAGTGTTATTTGCTGTTTGAATCTCCTCTAATACTTTTTTAAACTTTTCCATAATGTTTGTTGTTTTTGTTGTTTGTATAATACAAATATATAATAATTTTCTAATACAACAATAGAAAAAGTAATATTTTTTTAATATTTATTTTTTAGACAAAAAAAGAGGGGTAACAACTCCCCTCCCTTAAAACAAACAAACATAGCCCAAAGAAAGGGCTGGAAAATTTAGTTAATATCTTTAAACAGTTCTATAAATGTTTCCTCACTTATAACACCACAAAGCACTAAGATAGCTAATACAATAGTAACAGCAAGTGCAATCTTCTTTTTATTAACTCTTACTTTTCCAATCTTTTCAATACCATCAACAGTATTTTTAACCGCTTCACCTTTTAAAAAAAATCCTTTTGCAATACCTAATAACTTTTTCATCTATTTGCCTTTTTATAAATTGTTTTGCCATTAACCCTTTCAGCTATTAATATCTGATTTCTGTTATCATGACTATAACTAATATGAAGCCATTTTGGTACTCCATCAGCATCAGGATACTCTATAATTAACTGGTCAAACTTAATAACACCATTAAAAGATAAACTAATAACTTTATCTAATAATATAGCATTTTTCTCTTCTCCTCTTATCCATAATTCAATGTCAGCAGCTTCACCTGTTACATGTTGGCTTAGTAAACTTCCTGAGATAGCCTTATTTAGCTTTACACATCTATAACCACTAGTAACTCTAACGGGCATCTCTAAACTATCTCTAATTGGCTGTAATACCTCTTTACAAAGTTTAGTAAGATTGCTAATAATTTCTTTTGATGGACTATACTGCTCTTCAATACCTAACATAGAAGCGGTATTGCTTTTTAACATTTCTGATAAAGTAAAACTATTGCTAAGTTTCATAGACTGTTGTTCAGTTGCTTCAAATATCCTTTTATTTCACCTATATCAGCTGCAATATTTTTAATATCATCCTCAACTTCACTAATCTTATTCTCAAGCTTGGTATAATTCTCTTTTACATCCTCTTTGATGGCTTGAACATCCTTCTCTAACTGCACAATTAACAATGTATTTTTTTCTGTTTTACTATTAAATCTAATAAAAGCAGCCAAAAGCCCAATAAACAATGCTATTAATTGTAGTAAATTATCGACGGTTAAGAACTCCATGCCTTAAATAAAAATATTTCTGGTTAAAAATCTTAATTTTAGGCGGTTATAATACATTTTAATCATTTTATAAATATATTAAATAAAAATTACTTTAAAAATAAGTGATTAAAATCTAAAATATTTAAACACTTTTTAAATAATTATATACCTCTTTTAACCTATCTGTTGAAGTTCCTGATTTTTTTTGAATATATTTATTTTTAATTCTTAATACAAAACCTCCTAATCTAACCCCTATATAATTTCTTTTTGCCTTGTCTTTTAAAATCTTCTGAAGCTTATAAAACACATAATCATCATACTTATTACCTCCATAAACTCTATACCCCCAATCATGAAGGAAAGCATCTACACTAGGATGAGTTTTATCCTGAATAAAAGTAGCACCATCATAACCCTTTTCTCTCCAAAATTTACTATCCCACGCTTCATTAAATACAGGCATTAAAAAGCCTAGATTATAACTGTTAATCTGCCTTAATAAAGCATTCTTAACCTCTTCTTCTGTGAAGTATGGGTATATATTACCAAAATACATTACATCTTACTTATAGATAGGTTTTTAAATAAATCAAAAATATTTTTTTCATCATCACTTAAATCACTATAATTAACTATAATTTGATTTTCTTCATCATTCTCTATAAACTGTACTATCATTCTAGGAGGTACGCTTAATAAATCAAACTGTACTACATTTTGTTTAATCTCTTTATCCATTTTATATTATATTAATAAATTACCATAAGTATCAGCGGTATTACTCATTTGATTTGCATTAGTATTTACAACAGCAGTAGTCATACCTATAAATGTATTATTTGCCCATTTTCCATTAGTGTTAGATGCTATATTTAAACCGTTAGCACTACTATTTATAGTTTGTCCTGTACAACCTACAACAGTAAAACTAGTATTAGCAGTATATGCTTCAATAGCATGTCCTGCCGCGTTATCATAAAATGATTGTGCTATGCAGTTAACAATAGTAAATTCAGCAGTACCGCTTATTGCTTTACTTGCTAAACTTACCGCCTTACAATTATAAGCCTTAGCATTATTTCTAATATTTAATCCCAAATTAACAGTACTATAAAAGCTACAATTATAAGCTTCTGATGAACCATACATATCAGCACCCTCTGAGCCTGTTGATATTGTTGTACAATTAAAAAGCTTACTAAAGACTGTTGAACTTTGCCCTTTTGTTTCTACCGCGTCTGCTGATGTAGAAATAAAACAACAATTATGAGCTTCATTACTTCCATTATTGAGTAAAGCACCCCTACCGCCTGAACTTTTAAAGACACTATTATAAGCTTTAGCACCTCCATCAATCATATTATAGTTTCCAGTAGAATTATAATAAGAATTATAAAGTCTAACCGTTGAGCCGTAATGATAATTTTGACCTTGTCCATCAGCTGTAACGTTAATATGTATCCCATTAACATTAACCATATTATAGGTGTTATTACCGCTGATATATAAGCCGTCTATGATTTTACATGATGTAAAAACACTACTCCCATTAGTACTTTCAAAAGTTGTTCCTGTTGCTATTAGTGTTGAACTGGCTTGATTGTTATATAAAGGAGTATTTCCATTTCCTGCACCTCCAGCAGTTCGCGTTATTCTACCGTTAAATATTCTTACTGTCGCACTAGATGGTAAGGTAAACATCCTAACTTGCCCTGCATCGGTGTTTTTATATTCATACCCATTCATATTCCAAGTAACTCCATCAACTAAATTAATTGTAGTTGTACCTGTAACTGATACATTTGTAAACTGCTCTATAACATCACCACTAGAAGCAGCAGCCAAAGCTAATTCAATTGTAGCATAATAAGTATAACCTCCTGATGAATCAGAAATGGCAAACTTACCAAAACTAGAACCCATACCAGCCCATGCTGAACCATCATAAACCATTAAAGTATCAGCAGTATTATCATAGCACAAACTACTCTTTTGAGGTGTTATGCTATTCCATGCAGTACCATCATAACGTACCCAATCCTGTAAAGCAACTGAACCCCATCCAGCATTAACACTACCACCTGAAGATAATATATAAATATCACCGCTGTTAGTAGTTGGAGGGGCTACACTACCATCAACAAAATTTAAAGCACTAGGAAGTAACAATTCGTCTGTACTCTCTAGCTCTCCTTTTTCATTTTTAAAAGCGTAATCTCCATTATTAGCACCGCTAAACCATTTAGGATTATGAATATCAGCAGCAGCTGTAATGTTTTTATGTAATATTGCCATATCTTAATAAAATATAATGCCTTTTTTATTTACTTGTGGAGGTGTATCACAATCATCAAATAAAGGAAACTTTGTAGAATCATCATCTTTAGCTTCTTTGATATATTCTATCATGTCCTTTTTCCAAAAATCAGCCTTATTAATATAAAAATCCCTAGATTGTGAATATTCATAATTACTAGCCTGACTAGATTGCTCTGTATTATTTTCCATAGCTCCTTGATTAGTAAGCTGTGTATGAATCTTACTATACACCTCATAGACTATGTAATGAGCTAACATAGGCTTTATAAACTGATTAACTATAATAGTGTTATCACCTGTTAAACTAGCTCCAGCTATTTGTGTTAAAAGCTCATCATAATACTTTACTCCTAATACTGGCTTAATATACTTTCTTTGAGAAGTTAAAATATACTTATCAAAGTAAGCAGTATCAAAATAATTATCATTTATAGCCTGACTACTCACCTCTGTTGAGGTCATCATTTCAGTATTATACGCCATATTTATTAACTGTTTTCAATTTCTTTTATCTTACTTTCTGCCCAGCTTTTCATTGACTTACCTCCCCATAATAAATAGGAGATAGTACCACAAGCCTTAGTATCGCTAGGGTCGTAGTACTCTTCTGCTCTTGATAAATAACTAAACGTTCTTTTGATAGTGCTAAAGCTTAAGCCCCTTCTATTGGCTATATCTTGAGCTCTTTGCTTACCTACGCTAGTAGCACATTTATTATTAACCTCATCATTTAGCTTTATACCTCTTTTAGCATTTTTAACAGCACTATCAGGATAATCTGCATAGGTTTTAGAATAAATACTATTTTTATAAGTGTTATTTATTTCATTCTCTACTTCTTCATCGATAGTATCCTCTTCTATATTCTGTACTGCATTCTCATTAACAAACTGCTCACCTCTACCATCTTCCAACATTTCTAATCCTAGCATTTTACGAGCTTCATTAATGGTTATAACAGCATTTAAATCAACATTAGCACTATCACCAACAGGACTAACATTTAAGATACCTATTTCAATGTTACCATATTTAGTATCTCTTTTGATAATTCTGTTAAACACCTTTAAAAGTGGCTCTTGAAAATCTGGTATAACTACGCTGTTCATAAACTTGTCATACTCATCTTTTATCTGTTGGTTACTTCCTAATTTACCACCTGTTTCAATGCCTGCTAAACTTGGTGTAATTCTATGAGCTGTTATAATTGCTTTAGTAGTTAGTTGAGATAGTTCCATAAATTCACCATCCCTCTCCCTTTCAAACTCTTTAATACTTGCAGCCTGTTCAGGAGAATCTAAAAGCTCTACTAAAAATTTATCATTATTGGCTTCACCTGTAAACTTCTCTTTAATCTTTTCAACATATTGCTGTGCGTTCATTCCATCAGGAACTTCACCAAACATCTGAATTAATACACTAGGAAAAAAACCATTATCAAACTTATCAATATTGTACTTACTCATTCGGTACTCAATATCAATCCAATCTAAAGCACCTACATAATCAGGTAATCCATAAAAGTTAAACTCTGGATATTTACGCATGATATGAATTAAAAACTCTTTTTGATTTAAGCCGTTTATAAATTCTAATTCATTAACAGGATATTGAGCAGATGGTGTATTACTTAATTCTATATCTCTCCAAAAGTTTGATAAGTAAGCAATCTCACCTTTTTTACCTTTTCTTACCGTTGTAGCATCCTCAGAATATAAAGCCGTATAATCACCGCTTTTTTTAATATGAGGGTAAGCATTACCAGTAATAACATAACTTTGTACAATATCGCTAAATACATCATATAGCGAATCTCCTTCAGGGTTAACCTCTTTACACCATTCTTTAAAATCATCAGGTAACTCATCATAACCAACATTCTCACCATCAACTTTAAAAGTGAACCCCTTACCTTTTATAAATGTTATCTTTTGATTTATAATACTGCTATGAGTACTAGACCTTCTTGCCCTTTTTGCTAAATCATTTACATAGATGTTATCTGAATCTTGGAAAAATGGTATCCATTTCTGCTCAATATCTATGTTAGGTCTTTTCTCCTTCTTAACTATTGGAGTAGTAATTGGGTCAGTCTTTACGGTACTAGCCTTTATACTACTTATCTTCTTTTGGCTCATCTTTTACCTTTTCAATTTTTACAATGTTTTTAAATCCAGCATTGTAAAGTTTTTTTAAGTCTTTTTGGCTTGTTTTTTCAGTAAGATTAATAATACCTACTGAACCCATTATCTTTTTACCTATAAAACTAGGCTCTATAATAAATTTGCTCATATTATAAATATAATAAAATTATTGATATTCACTATTAATAAAAAAAGGGAGAGCCATTAAACTCTCCCAATGTTGCAAGAGCAACTATCCACCATAAACAATATTATGAACCGAATGTTACTGTCCCTGAGCTATTAGTAGTAATACTACCTACAAACTCTCTTACTAATTGAGCTTGCTTTCCAGCAAAAGTAACTGTATATCCGTTTTGACCTTGTAGTTCAGCTTCTAAAACCTCATTAGCAATAGCATCAACTGATGCATCTTTGCCCATGATTTCATCATAACCTAGTACAAAAGCTTTATTATCATTAGTTTCTTTGTTGTAAGTTTCAAATATTACAACTAAACCACATGACTCAACATAACTGTTAATCCCTTTGGCTTTTACTTTCTCCATTTTTGGAGAAAACACCTCTAAAGAAGTTTCATAAGAAATAGAACCATTCTCACGAGAACCTTCAGAGCTATATAACTTAGTTTCTAATTCTCCTTCAATCTCATAAAACTTATCATCAGTAGTACTTAAAGTAACTGCTGTATAAGAATGATTATCAGTAGAAGCTGTGAAAGTTGTTACATCATCTTTATTTATAACGAATACTCTTTTAATACCCCCTCTACGGTTTTCATCGTTACAATTAATTAAAATATCTGTTGAAATTTCTGACATCTCTATAAAATTTATTAGTTAAAAAAATGCCCCCCATAAAGAGGGGCTTTAATATTAAAAGTAGAAAGAAATCAACTCACCAAATACAAACTGAGCTCCCATTTTATATTTAGCAATAATCTTTAACAACTCATCGTCATCATCATTACTTCTAAACTTCAATTGAGAACCAGCATCAGCAACATCAGTACCTATTACTAGGTTATCGTTTACTGTGTAAACTACCATGTTCTTTCCAATGTTAGCATTAGGATTTGTAGCATCAGCTAACTGAGTATCCCATCCAGTAATTTCTATAACTGGAATACCTCTGAAAGAAAGTGATTGACCATCTTTTAACAACTGAAGCCCTAAAGCGTTTCCTGTTCCTAGTTGCTCATAAGTAGTCATTAAGTTATCTACGATTGTAGCAGTAACTCTAAAAGACTTAGAAGCATTAGGCATTTGTCTTAAAACCTTAGTTTGGTTTTCGTATGCAGACTTTAACAAAGTATAAGCACCATCAGCAACTAAATCACCGTTAGTATCTTCAACATTTGAAATATCAGTCATTTCAACATACTTACCTAAAGAAGCTGAGTTATCTACAAATAACTGAACAAAACCATCAAACTGGTTATAATCAGCATTTGCAGCAGTAGTAGCAGAGAACCAAGCCATACGTCCGTTATCATCAGCAATAGCTTCAGCAACTCTTTTACGTGCAACTTCTCCAACTACTGTATCTGTTAGGTCATCAATTGCAGTTCCTGAACCGTAAAACTCTTCAAAAATAGTACCATAAAAAGCATCACCACATTCTTCAAGGTTAACTTTTAATTTAGATACTTCTAAAGTTCTATCTGATACATTAGTAACTCCACCTGTTGCAGAAAAACCACAAGTTGTATACTTTCTAACGATTTTCGTTAGAGATGAGTTAAGGTACATATTAGCCTTAACTTTGATGTTTGGTATTACTCTAATACCAGCTAAATCCGAGCTACCCTCTTGAGGTGCGAAAAGGATTTCTGTAAATTCCTGTCCTGAATAAGTA